ATTCCTACATCTCCATAAACAGGTTTCAGTTGACCGGTAATATCTCGGTCCATAACCTGAGACGGGTATATGGGTATGATGAACGCATCACGGGTATCCTCGATGAAGCCAGCTGTTGTACTGGCTTCGGGTTCCGTTTTGTTTTTTAAGTCAAATGTTGGGTTAAAAAACAAAATAAAGAAGGCACTGACCAAGATAATCGTGACGACTATTTTGATCATTTTTGTTTAATGTATATGGATATTATTTATTCTTCGGGCTCCTCCTTCACATCTTCAAGCTTGGCAGCAGCCTCGCGCTGCTTACGGCGTTCCTCGAGTTCAGCGGCGACGATCGCGTCGGCTTCCTTGACAAGTTCTTCCATTGGTGTATCGGGCTTCTCCTTCTTGAGGCGCTCGAGAACCTCGGCGGGGTGAGACACAGGAGCCTCATCTGGCTTGGTGTAAAACTTGGAGTTTTCGTCACCAGGGGCATACTGAACCTTCGTATCCATCATCGCCTGCTTACGCTCCTGGAACATGCGAGCAGCCTGAGCCTGGTTCTCCTTGTAACCAGTCATAATCTCTTCAAGCTTCTCGTTCGTGTAGTGTACATCCTCAATCTTCGTGGGATCGGGGGGAATGAGAAGCCACTTGTACATGTCTACGACGTAGATATCAAAGGTGGGATCCTCCTTCTGCAAACGCTTGGCGTGATTGGCAGCTTCATCACGCGTCGCGAACGCACCACGGATCTTGATACCAAATTTATCATTCTTTTGGGGCGCCTCGGGTCCAATGATGGAGAGGCACGCGAAGACCTGTCCGGGTACGGTGGTGTAGTCGGTTTCGAGAGACATTATACACTTCTAAGACATCAAAACTTTAAGTTCCTAAGTAAACATCTTAAAAACGTGAATATAATGTAAGATATGGAGGAGATTCGCAAAAATCACAATGAAGCGAAGAGGGGGCTCATTCAGTCTGTGTCTCGTGAGGGACAGCACATTCTGGATGTTGGTTGTGGTTTCGGTGGAGATCTTCAAAAATGGCACAAGTGTGGTGTGAACATAAACATGTGTGACCCAGAGCCGTCAGCCCTCGAAGAGGCTCGTTCCCGTGCGAAAAATATGCACATGCGAGTAAACTTCTATGAGGGTGACATTCATGTATGTCCGAGACGAAAATTTGATATTATATGTTTCAACTTTTCACTTCACTACATTTTTGAAACTCGTGAGAAATTTTTTAGCTCAATCCGAGAAATCAAGAAGAGAATAAAACAAGGTGGGCAGCTCATCGGTATCATCCCAGATTCAGAAAAGATCATCTTCAAAACACCTCTCATCGATGACATGGGAAACTTTTTCAAAATGAAGGATCATGGGAATGGTGGTTTTGGGGAAAAGTTGTGGGTTCACCTAGCAAACACTCCGTATTATGCGGATGGACCGAAACCAGAACCAGTTGCTTACAAGGATCATTTGGTGACACATTTGGAAGAGATGGGATTTAGTTTAGTAAAGTGGGAAAGTCTCAAGGGAAATCCGATTTCGGAACTCTATAGTAAATTTATCTTTGTCTATAACAGATGATAGCATTTGTACTCCTCATCCTACTCAATGTATGGATACTTCATCAGACCAGGGAACCACAAAAATTGGTCGAAGTGAAGGAAAGATATCGTATCCTCAGGGAACATTTAAACGATACAAATCATGAACGATTTCACATGCTTGCGAGGTGCGTACCAATCACCGGATTTCTTCGAATGAATGGATCAGTTGGCTACAATACAAACAAAGGTGGTGAAATTGCTGTGTGTCTCGATGGGGAAACAAATGAAATCTTTCACGTCTTGATACATGAATTGGCACATTGCACAGTCCCAGAGTATTCTCACTCTCAAGAATTTTGGAACAATTACATCGAACTCCGTGACATATGTGTAGACCTAGGTATTTATGAGAAAATTCCTATTAAGACTGCCTTCTGTGGTGAGCATGTCCAGGATAAATAATCTACGCTTAGATAAATGAAAACACCAGTCGGTATTTTGTTGATGGCTATCGCCTACTGGATAGCCATTTATGGCGTAACACTCGTTCCCCAATACGTGAATAACTACTATGTCAATCTCATTTGGCTAACCCTCGTCATACCAAACATGCTGCGTTTTATAATTGGAAGTGTTCCCCGCCTCGCGGTGGATCGTGTTTTCTTCTTGTCGACGACTGTCATCGCGATGGTTCTCACATTTGCGATAAATGCCATTTCCAAGGAAACAAAGGAGGGAATAAAGAATTCGGCTGCAGACAAAAGCAAGAAACTGAAGACAAGTTTCTTGCTCATGGGGACATTCGCAGCTGGAGCCCTCATAACATATTATGCGGGTATCGATACCTCGATCTATAGTAATATGGGTTGGGAAACTCAGGGCTTAACGATGTAATCCTTGACAAAGTAGAAAATAATAGCCGCCACGACACCAGTGGAGGCGAGGCCAACCATGCTCCTACCCCCTTGTTCGTTAAGGAACTTGGGGATAGAAGTCGCCAAACGATCCTGAACAGGCTTGCTTATAGCCGCCGCAGTGCAAGCAGCAACGACGAGAGCAGTGAGCTGTTCATCGGTCATGTTGAGGGGGTTCTTATTCTCAGGTTTGGGGGCAGCTTGTTGGGGGGCGGGGTACGCCGCTTGAGGCTGAGGAGCCGTCATTTGGGGCATCATACCCTGCATCCTGGGCTCGTCGGTCATCATGGGGGGTTCCATCATGATATCATTAATGGGAGTAGAATCCATCGTCGTCGTCTCTTTACTTTGACGTATATTTTTTTCAGGTGTAAAAGACGTGGATGGGTTGTCGTTGAGGGGAACCATTCCCTCACCGTCATCCGCCAAATTCATGGTGTTCACTTGATCTGAAGCCATTTAGTATACTCTCATGTTTTTGAATTCAACACTCAACGCGTCTTGGTGATTTTGAGATTTGTCTTCTTTGTTGCCTTCTTCGCATCCTCTTCCTTCTGCTGAAAGTGTTTGGGATTATACATCTTTTTATGAAGACGCCACAAATCTGGACCACCTACCCTGAAGTTTTTCCTGACAGTTGCCTTGTACCAAAACACACAATCCTGAATCTTGTTAGACTTTACCGTGTTGTCTAACACGAGACATTCGTAGTTTTCTGTGCAAGCATCCATGACTTTACAGAACATGTCGAAGGATGGGAAGATACCAAAGAAGGATTTGTACAACTTTTCTCTATTCTGGATAATATTCTCCCTGAGGATGAAGACATAGTCCACGTTGGCACGAAGTGCTGGTGGAAGATCCATCACGTACTGCATCGTCAACATGAAGAAAATCTTCCAGTGACGTCCATTCATAAAACATTGACGAATACACGTGTCCTTGAGAAACTTCGAATCATACATACAGTCATCTAAAAGCATGAATGCCCCACAATTAGTCTTACCATTTCCAACCAATTTCCGTTGTCTCGCCATCACTCTCTCTATGGCATCCCGATCGTAGTCACCATATATGAAGAGGTCCGGAATGAAGTCTGAATAGAAATGGTTACCCTCTTCTGTTCCTGAAAGAACAATTCCCGCTGGAAGATGTTTCTTGTGGAACATAATATCTTTCACGAGGGTAGACTTACCTGTATTACGCTTGCCGATAAAAACACATACCCTGTCGTCCGCGATCGTCTCGGGTTTGAATTTCCTCAACTGAAGGTTCATTCTACTCTAGTGTATCGTTTTATTTAGCAAAATTTTACTCATTTCGACCTAAGTTATATATGTGAGGGAATTGCAGAAACTCTTTTTAATACCAAATATTAAAGATGAACATGCAAACCGGTTTCGGTGATGAAGGGACGGCGATGACAGAACAGTACATCACCAGTATGATGGACATATTACTACCAGTGATGGAAAAAGCTATGTTGTTTGCATCTGAATATTCCAAAGCTTGTGGAAGGGATACTGTACTCCCAGAAGACATGGAATATGCGATGAAATACTGTGCGATGTACACAGTTGGTCAGGATATTGGTACTCTATTCCCAGATATATACGATGAAGAAGTGTCGGATGATGAATCAATCGAAGACGTTCCAGACGAGGACTGTCCACCCTTTGAGAGATACTCAGGAGATGACGAACGTTTCATCCTCATGAACCAAGCCTATGATCGATGGAACGAATGGACACCCCAAAGTCCGGTAGAACAGATGTTAAAAAATGCTATTAATAGTAATGAGCACATATGAACCCGATGCGTGGTCATTCTCCGACAAAGGATTTAAGTCGTATGATTCGGATACCAGCTCTAGCGAAGATTCCTCGGATGATGAGCAACTCTTCTCGAAAATGAAAACAATCAAGACAAAAAAATTTAAAAAGATTGTGGAGAAGCAAGAGTTATTACCAGAATAATTTTCCCAGGCTATAATAAACACCATGTCCGCCGTCACCAAGACTGTCAACCTTGTTACTCAAGAGCTCCAGACCCAGACCCTCAACTCGATTGTTGGTGGTTTCTCCTTCGCCGCCGCGATGTCCTGGATGGACCTGGTCCGCTGGATCATCACCCAAATCGTGAAGGTTCCCAAGAACAGTGGTTCCCAGTATGCGCTCACCGCTATCCTAACCACCCTCATCTCGATCATCGTGTTCATGATCATCTCCCGTATCAACGGTCGTGTGAAGAAGCCCGCTCAGCCCGTGTTCGCTATCACTCGCTAATTGGTCTCCGATACCTTCTGGGTTGTTGTTTCATGAGTAGAAGTAGCATGATACCAATGACTACAATCATAATGATATATGTATATTCCCTCTTCCATCTATAAACATTCTTCACTTCAGGAATGCTTATAGGTTCTTCCTTTGTAACTTCTTCAATGGGAATTTTTGGTAAGTTTTGCAGTTTATCTGTCGAACATGTAATTTCAAATTTTAAGATGTGATCTTGATTCATAAAGTCATATGGGATCAGGCGTCCATTACTCATGTAGAAAAATTCAATTTTGATGTCTCGAATATATTTTTGGGAACCAGAATGAAAACGATGTGTGAGTGTATCATCAGCTCCATTGAAATTGATAAAGTCTGAACCATCCAGGAGTATGTGTCCAGTGTAGAAAGGTGTGGAGGTGTACACACTTTGTCCAAACTCATCAGAACCCGCAGTTAGTTTTAAAACAAGTGAATTTGGACCATACAAGTTTATAGCCCCAGATACGAGGACATTACTCACAGAAGTGTAGTCATCATATGAGAAACCCAAGAGTTGATAAGGTGTTGTCACCTGTGACGATTCTTTATTGAAACCATTGGTCCCAGTATGGAACTCAAAAGTAAAATTGTTGTCACCTGGGCTATTATTTGAAAAGATGAGTCCATTCGTATCCGAATCATAAATCACACTGTCAACATTACTGGTTGGTGGTGTAAATTTTAATTGTAAATCATTTGCAAGATCCGTACCGGATGAATAGTTCGTCACATCCAAAGCAATGTCGACACCGTCAACGCTAAACGTGTTATTCGTCGCACACGCAGTCAACTGTGGTGTGGGTATGCGAGCAGAAACCAATTTAATTTCGGTAACATCATAGATTGGATTCTCCAAATGTATGACGTAATTATTTTGTCTCGAAAGTGTGTTTGAATATTCGTCAATCACGTATGTACCATCTGTGTCATAGTAAGAATTAGATGCGATTACGTTGACTCCACGCTGACTACTGTCAATAGATAGGTTATACACCTTCATTAAAATATAGGCACAATATTTTAATGAATGTTTTCGTCTGTGTGACATTCGCATTTAATGAGAGAGGGAATGAGCAAGAGGGTTGTTCTGGAGCTGACGCTTCGCGATATCGAGGCTACGTGTATTGGGGTTTTCATGACCCTTGTAGGCATTGAACTGGTGGAAAGGTTTCTGTTGGTACTGTTGTGTCCAACCACCATTCGCACTGTTAATACGACCGTCAACACGTGTGGTATCAGAGCGAACAGTTGTCAAGCGACCACCTTGCTTGAGGGCGCTCTCACGAACATTCATGCGACCAGCGTTACCCATACGGTTGGGCTTACCACGACGATCCTCTGGACGGAAACCATACTTCATGAGCTCCTCGTTCGTCTTCGCAGTCACTTGAGCGGCAGCACTGTTCGTGTACGCACCGTGATGGCTATGGATACCTGGTGTGGGCTGGTTGTAGTAGCTGTACTGCATATCATTGCGATCGCTCTTGAAACGGGTAGGATCTTGAGACACTGTCTGAGCAGAAACAAAACGCTTCGCACCATTGAAGCCGAGACCATCTGTACGAAGACCAGTCTCCGACCTGTTAGTAGTGCGCTTCGTCTTCTCATGCTCGTTACGTGGAACAACACCAGACATACCCTGAGCGCGACCAGGCATAGTGGGAAGTCGAGACGGGAGATGAGTGGTCGTCTCGGGCTTGTTATGAGTGAGTTCGCCAACAACAGCCGATCGACCACCTGTGACATCCGCGGCAGGACCAGAACGCCCAGGGAGGGTTGTGAGCCTGTACTCACCAACATTCACTGGGTTAACCCTAAACATCTGCTGGTAACCACCAACAGCTGGAACACTGGCATCAACACCGAGACCAGGACCAACCAACTGCTTCTCGATAGGAGACAAATTGTTCATGCGACCATGATCATACATACGATTACGCATGTTCAGGATCTCCTGACCACCACTTCGCTGCTGCTTGGAAATATCAGCGAAACTCTCCATCTCCATTTTGCGGGGAACCTCGACAATGGGTTCGAAATTAGAATTTCCTATTTCTACTTCTACGGGAGCCTTCAGTACTGGCTGTTTCGTCTCCACTTTAGGGGGTTCAGACTTAGTACTCAAAGTTCGTCCGGCATATACGAGACCGGCTACAGCCATAAGTGAGATGGGATCAGCCATTCTTACTTCTTATTAACATTTTTATTAACGTACCTTTGCTGAAAGAGACCATTTTGAACTTCGGCACGGGTACTCGCGGGTTCGTATCGCATTGTGCGGAGAGGTACCTTGCACTCCATGTTGGTGAGGGGGAAGAGGTTACGTTCGTAGGTCTGAACTATATTCTTGTTGAAACGGGATGTAGACTGGGGACGAAGTTCATCACTCGTATCTATGTGCTGGGCTGGAGAACCCTTACCAGCCATGTAGGGAGCAGTTCCGTACAACATGGTGTTGGGGCGGCACCCACCACAGTTGAGAGTACTGGGCTGAGGATACACGAAAACTTCATCGGTCGCTTTTACTGGAGGAATGGCACCCTTGTTTTGAACTCGGGAAAGGCCGGGTTGAAGCTGATACGCCATTTATTATTACATGAGAATTTTAATCTAACTATAGGTTCCGCCACCTCCTCGCACACGGCCACCACCCCGAGGACCCCTGATGTCCCCGTCACCCCCGAGACCCGCGAATGCCTCGAGCTGGACACCACGAGCATCTGGGTTACAGAAGCGAGTGTCACTCTTACACATGGGGCCGTTCTTGGAGCCGTACAACCACTCCGCAAACGCCGTCTGGTCACCGGGGATCTTGGTGACAGGGTTGGACACAAACTGACGCTCCACCGCGTTCCTCATGTACTTGGGAAGGGGGGAACGAGAGCGCCCAGCATCGAAGGGGATGCGATCACCTGTATAATTTTGTACGAATGGCTTCACACTTGGGTAATAGCAGGCTTCGAGACGGTTGGGGGCATCAGTAAAGTCTGTGATGAGAACATTACCCATAGGGTTGTCTTCGGTGGGCACCTGACAGCTCTCCCCCTGTACGTTATAACCGTACGTCTCCTTTACCATTTTAGACCGATAAAGAACGTAAATGACAGAAAGGACAGTCGCACCCAATACGAATATGCGAGCATCCCGACGAATGAGGTAAATGAGACATGAAGCATAGATCACAAACCGGGAGGCTGCGTTAATGCGATCCTCTGGAGTTTGTTCACTCGTTGGCCAAAACTGAGTAACCCGGTCGGCTCGAATGAGTTGCTGGGGATCGTCGAACCAGGCTTTCATTTAGTATATGTTGAGGTTTATTTTTTGGGAAGGTTACCAAGCATGCCACCCATCATCTTCATGAGTGCGTCCTGATCGATACCACCACCGTCAGTCTGCATCTTATCCGCACAATCCTTCGCGATACCTTCAATCATCTTAAGAGTATCGTCAGGAATAGACGTGATAGTCGTTCCAAGCATATAGAGTGTTTGGAGATACTGCCACGTCGCAGACTTGGTGTTAGCAGACATTCGCTCCCAATACGACTTGATATTGAGATCCTTCAAGAAATCGATGGTGTCAATCTCCTTGAGTAGGAACGTCTCATCTTTCACGGAAATCTTGTCAGCGTAGGGGGAAACACCCTTCATAAAAGCATCCACAACAAGTCGTGGGTTGCTCGTCTTCAAAACATCGAACGAAGTCATCATCTTCTTAATGCCTTTTTCCTCTGGAAAAGTCTTGTG